TTTACGCTACTCTGATTATAGCGGATCTGCCAAGTGGATCTCTCGCAATAAACGACAAGGTTATCCCTGACAAAACCGACAGCGGTAATTGATTCTGCCGTAGGTATGTCCAGATAGCCGCCATTACCCCTTATGGTATCAATCCACGATCCAGGCACAGTGCCGACGGTCGTTTGCAATGTCGGATTTGCCGCCTGCTTACTCCATCGCACTCTCTGACGATAACGGGTGCCGAAAAATGGCAAAGTATTTCCGGGTCCTTCGATGGTATTGAAAGCCAACAGGCAACCTCTAAACGGCAAAAGAGCCAAACATTGCTGCAGATAGTTAGTAGACTCTCCCGATCCATTTATAACTGGGGTAAAAGAAGTCCACGTAACTCCGTCTGTGTAATAGATGAAGTCAGAAGTGTTGAAATTCGTAACCCAAAACAATTTAAGATTAGCCGCGCTTGTCCAATAGTTAGTAGACCAAAAAAACTGAGAGTTGCTCCCATGCCATTTTGTTCCTGGTATCCATTCGCTCCATTGATAATTGGTGTTGGACACATACGCATAGGTCGTGTCAAACGCGATCGTAGGCTGAGTAGTGCGAGATAGGTCTATTCTTGATCGGAGGCCCATTACTGGAAGGCCAGGGTAGTAGGAAAATACCGCCGTTACAGTTGCCGAATCCAATGCAGGAGATGTTTGAAATGTCACCGCCATCGTTGAATAATTGATCGTGCCGCCGCTTGTGCCAAACGTACCGTCGCCCGCGTCGGTGAAAACTTGCGGGGTTGCCGGAAGTGTCGGTGTGACAGTAATAACAAGAGATCCAGGAGAGATTTGCCCTGTCGTTTCAAGTGATAAAAGGCTCTGTATATTTCCGCTGAAAGAGCCGTCTGAGGCCGTATTTCCTAATGCCTGTGCTGTTAAATTCCGCTGTAACCTTCCCAGCAACTGGCATCCCTGCTTGCGCAATATCCGCTCGCGCCATACATAGGCGTTCTGCAATACGGGATAAGCGTCGTTGGGGAGCAAAAATTCTTCACGGTTTTGGACTAAGCCAGTGCTGTTGCCAGTGATCTTAAGAGGTTGATACCCAGCCATTTAATACCATCCCCCCCAAGAGCCGTAAAGATTCCAACCATTTGCTACTTGTGTTGCCGAGAAAATCGTGTTATTGCGCTGGTTGATCTCTTCCGTTCCTTGGCGTTCAAGGATTAGATCTTGTTCTTTGGCTAGCATTCTCTCTAAGTTCGCTACACCCTCCATATCTTGCCGATCTTCGAGGATCTTGATAGCTGCTGCAATAGCAAGCCATTGCCACCATTGATTGAGAATAGGGCTATCAGTCATAGCCATGAACTGTACAGGAGTTAAGTACGATTCGACATCGATCTTATGTACGAGCTTTGGAATGGGGCGGATCTGAAATTCGTTATTCCAGAAGAGCAAAGAAAATGGCCGTCCAGTCGTATATTGTGAAACGTATAGGTTCATATTCTGTCCAGCAGCGGGAGTAATGGGCGTGGGCAAGTTTGCGAAATTGATCGCAAATGCCCCTGTCACATAGTTGACCGTTCCCAAAGCAAGGGGCATGCTATTGCCGATATATTCGACTCGATCGCCAGGATTGCCAGTATTTTTGTTAATCATGCCTGGAACATTGGCCTTAGCATATGTATTAGGAGGAACTGGCGGCTGCTGAACAACAGGATTGGGTACGTTGTAAATTAGATTGCCTTGACCATCGTCTGAAACGCGTATCGGATTGCCATTGGTGTCTGTGCCGCCTAGAGTCACTTCTCGCGGTAAAAAGGGCGTTGTAGAGCATGTAAACGAGAACTGCTGGGTATTTCCATCTCCTGTGATAGGAAATGACAGAGTCGGGAATTTTGGCCACATGTTATAAAACTGCTGTCGATCCTTGAAGAACGACATCTCGATCCCATCGCAATAGCAGGGCGAGCGCATCCCTTGATTGTAATTCACGTTCAGAGGATATGTTCCGATATTAGGAGCTGTATAAAATGAATAAACAGAACGCATTTGATCGGTCTTAATAGCGTTCGGGAAATTGTTTACGTAAACGCAATTGATATAAAGCCCGATATCGTTATTAGTCAGAGAACTATTCCCGCTTGAGGCCGTAAGCCGGCGCACTTTGGTTAAGATTGCATTGTATGTACTGTCGGCTTGCGGCACTGTTGACATAATTTAACTCCTTAAAATCCAACTGCAACAAATTCGTGGATCTTGTGCTTTCCTTCGATAAGGCCTACAGATTCCTGAATCAATTCGTGGTCTTTTGGTTTTTCTAACTGGCCTTCATTTACTTCTTTAGCCAATCCATGCGGTATTTCGTATTCCTGCCCTGGAATGAAATGCCATATCTGAATCGGATCTCCGGCCCATCGGCAATAAGGCTTCGTCAATCGCTCATGCGATCCACGATGGTTGATATATCGCGCCTTCACGATGCGGTGATCTTCATCCTTTAATTTTTTCATCTCTTCTTTATGTTCTGGGGCAAAACGTTTCATGTTATCTCCCTGAACAGAATTTCCTATCGTATTGATAAGGCCATGCTCTTCGCCTCTTGCGGTTACTCTTTTTAGTTCCATGTCAAGTACCTATCCTTTTTGTTAGTTACCTACATTTGTTAGCGAATGAAAGGGCAGCGTCGTATAATTCCAAACATTACGCGCTCCCGCCGATGTCAACTGCGCCGGCATCGGTTGATACATTGTTGGTATTACGAATGGATCAAATTGTGTTGCGTCGATTGCGACGGAAAAAATCAGGCCTGTGGAGTCGATAGCTATGATTGATGCGGTGAGGCCGTTAGCTTGATACACCCCATAATCAAATGGCACAGTGAGCGTAACCAATTGCCCTACGATGTAATTATTGGGCGTAGCTACGGTAATGGTCATTGGGGACATTTGCGATATTGCCGAAATCAAAAGAGATAGAGGAGCGCATGGTGTGCCTGGTAAATAGGTATTGCTCACGCTTCCCTCTTAATAAATAGGGGCGTTTTAACACGCCCCCGACTAGGACAACCCCCAGTCATTAAACAGTTCCGTATTGAGTTGTTTCCACTTTGTATGCTTGCCATACAATAGTATCTGAATTAACGCCTGCGGGACTATTTGCCCCTGCTTGCAAATTGAGATAAGGTAGGAACAAACTTGAACGGAATGCCATCTTGTCGAAGTTATATCCCGTGTATGTCTGTAACAGCGGGCTATAAGTCGTCGACGATCCTTCCGGCGCTACTGTCGCAAATGCAGCTGTCGTTGGAGACCCTGTAGATGCCGGCCATGCGAATGCGGTAAATCCTGTCGTATTCACGTTGATCGTGAATTGATAGGCCCCATAGTTGACCGCCGTAACAATCGCTGGCAAATCTTGGGTTCCGGTAGAGTTGCTTGTATTAAGCTGTACCATCCCAAAAGATGCAGGGATCTGGAACACAAGTTTTTGACCAACATAGATAGTATTGGTAGGGTCTTGTGTTACTGTTACGACTGCTTGCGCCGCTTGCGTAATTGCGGATACATACAGAAACTCTGGCAGCATTGGCAAAGCGGGCGATACCCGTCTTGCTGTTACTGCTGTCGCTGCTGCCGCAAAAGTCGCCGCTGGCAATCCTAGCAGGGTAAATCCTGTGGATGACACTGACGAAATAGTGTATGTCGCTCCGCCAAGAATCTCCATGCCAGTTGTGCCACTTAGAACGACGTTATCGCCATTGTTATAGGGCAAGCTAGTAAATCCAGAAGTTACCGCTGGAGTTGCTTTAGTAATACCAGTACCGACGTAGGCGGCTTGTGGTTGCGGGAAGGAGGTAATATAATTAAATCCCCCCGTAGTGACAATCGAAGGAACGAGAGCGTTAGTGGAAGCTGTTTTCGCCCACTGAAGCGCGCTGTTCGCTGCGAATGATGGATTTCCGAACCATTCATACATAACGCCTTGGCCAGCGCCTCCGGCTGCCATTTGCGTTAAGTTGTAGGTTTTGAAATAGTCAATGCTCGATGGTACAGGTATATTTACCGGTACGCCAGTCGAAGCAAAAGAACC